GGTATGCTTCGTATCACACTTGAACGAGTAATCCCAGAGGAGAAAAAACCTCGTATGATTACTATCAAGTAATTTTACATTTTTTAGAAAAGGGGTCTTGACAACAGACCCCTTTTTATGTTACATTGGTTCTTATAAGTAAAAGAACGATTCGTTTTTGAAGGAGACTATTTTATGTCACAAGAAGATACAGCACAAGATAATGCCGGGCACAATAAAGATGCAGTTGAACTGGCTCGAAAACTTTTAGGTAAGTGGAGTGGTGAAGAGACAGTTGAAGAAGTACAACAGAAAGCAGATGCTCTTGCGAGAAAAGATGAGGATAAAGTTAGTTTAGAAATTAAACAATTTCCAGCAATAACATTTTTAGAGGGTAGATTACCCAGAACTATGTTAGATGAACTCAACACACACGTTGATGAACACAGAGAAAAGTTAGAAGACTTTTCGCAAAACCTAGTCGGTCAAATAAAACAAACTGAGAAATCACAACAATTATCTTTAGATGTGAAAGAGCCAGTAGTGCAAGGTCTTGTAAATCTCATGAGTAGTGCTGGTCGCACGTTTCTTAAAAGTTATGCAAATCAAATACCACTAGATGGTGGTGAGAATATGTTTGATGAAGCACCAGTTAATTGTATGTCAATTTGGACAGTTCACAGTTATGAAGGTGACTATAATCCATTACATGATCATGATGTTTCCTATGACACAAAATGCATGGCGTTCTCAATAATACTTTACTGTAAGGTGCCACCACAAATTTCTTATGAGGGTAGAGGTAATAAAGTGCATTCCAATGGTGGTGCAACTGATGGTTGCACATATTTTACTTGGGGTACGAATACTGGTGCAGATCATTTAATTCTCAAACCAAAGACAGAACAGTTTGTTATTCCAGAGGAAGGTAAGTTTTTAATATTCCCATCTTGGTTGAAACATAGTGTTGGGCCATTTTATGGTGAGGGTGAAAGAAGAACACTATCTGCAAATTTTAGAGTTCCCTTTGGCTCAAATGAAAAATAGATCTAATTATTATGCAAAAACATTATGATCTACAAACACAACTAATTACTAAACCTGCTCTACATATGTTTAGAGTAGATTTACCAACAGACTTTACTGATAGGATTAACAAATATGTTGATGATGAACTAATACCTTTAGATGAAAACTATGGTAAAGTAAAAGGTAACGCAGAACTACAACATAGTTATTCAAAAGGTTTAGTCGGACAAATACGTCAAAGTGAAAAATCTGCACAACTTGATTGTAAAGTATTGGAAGACTCTGAAGGTGCTAGTCTGTTAAAATCTACATTTGACTCATGTTGTAATGAATATCTGAGACAGATTGGACATGGTGATAGTTTTGCAGATGTATTTGAAGCGTGGACAGTTCATAGTTTTGCTGGTGACTATAATCCATTACATGATCATGGAGTTAAAACACCCTCTGGATTGTCTATGATTTTATATTTACAAGTACCAGAGTGTATTTCTAAATTACCAGATCCTCTAGATAAAGGTGGTAGTGTTTGGTTTAATGATAGTAGTGGTGATACAGATGGATTCACATATTTTATTTGGGACAACAAAAATATAGATATGTTAAGAAAATTACATACAGTTGCAGAAGAATATTTTAAACCTAAAGTGGGTAGTTTACTAATATTTCCTAATTGGTTGAAACACGCAGTGATGCCATTTTTTGGTGAAGGTGAAAGAAGAACTCTGGCCGCAAATGCAAACATTGTTGCACCTTGGCTTGCAAACTGGAAGGATGCTTCTGAAGAGGAGAAACAAGATCTACTCGATTCTATAAGAGGTAGTTCAAGACGTTTTGGTGGAGGCGGAGGAGGCCTAGGTGAGAAAAGAAATTGATTACAAATATAATGAAGACAATATCCTAAAAGAATTACAAGAATACATAGACAAAACCTACGATGAACATTATAGTCACAAGAATTTTCAAGCAACTGAGTTTGTGATTGATAGTGGACATGGTGAGGGATTCTGTATTGGTAATATAATGAAGTATGCACAACGATATGGAAAAAAGAATGGTAAGGACAGAAAAGACTTGCTAAAAGTAATTCATTATGGTATCATGGCATTATACAACCATGATATTGATAATGGTGATAAAGAATTGGATGACTTAGGTATTGAGTCTGAAGATGGATGTTAATATAATAAGGAGACATTATGAAATTAAGTGAACACACAATATCAGTTCTAAAGAACTATGCGAATATAAATCAGAATCTAGTTGTCAAAGAGGGTAACGAATTACTCACTATGTCATCTATGAAAAACATAGTTGCAAAAGCAACTGTCGCAGAGAGTTTTCCTAGAGAACTTGCAATATATGACTTGAATGAGTTCCTTGCAGCTCTGTCATTATTTAAAAGTCCTGTCTTAGATTTTGATGATCAGTTCGTCACTATCAAAGAAGAAAACAATCCTAGTAATTCTTTGAAGTATTTTTACTCTGACCCATCTGTGGTACAGACACCATCAAAGACTATTACTATGCCATCAGAGGAAGTTACTTTTGAATTAAGTAATAGTGACTTATCTAAAATGAAGAAGGCATCAGCAGTTATCGGTGCTCCAGATATGACACTTGAGAGACTCAATGGCAGTTCATCTCTTGTTGCAAAAGATAAAAAGAATGATACTGCGAATAACTATTCTTTGGATGTGTCTACAAATGGTGATGGTGAGTTTAAGTTCTTTTTCAAAGTAGAAAATCTAAAACTTATGGATGGTTCTTATGATGTTGCTATATCATCAAAGAATATCAGTCACTTCAAAAACAAAAGTTCTGATGTAGAATACTGGATTGCACTTGAACCAGAATCAACATACTCTGTATGATGGACTCATTTATTCAAGAGTTCATGTTAGATGATGTATCAATTTGTGATCAATTGATAGATTATCACACTAATAGTATGGAGTATAAAAGTAAAGGTTCAACTGCAGCTGGTATGGGTAAGGGTAAAATATCCACAGATGTACCAATCCATGTGGGTTCTCAAAACGCAATTGTAAATATGTATGTGACTGAATTAATTAAGAAACTAGATACTTATCTACAACAATATTTTATACAAAATATGATGAAATTGAATATTAAAGAACCTATTAATCTGCAACATTACGCACCAAATGAGGGGTTCTTTGATTGGCACTGTGAAAGAAGTTGTTATCAATCTCACCAGAGAGCATTAGTGTTTATGACATATTTAAATGACGTAAATGATGGTGGTGAGACTGAGTGGTATCATCAAAAGTTAAAAGTCAAAGCAGTCAAAGGTAAGACAGTTATATGGCCCACAGACTTCACACACTTACATAGAGGTATAACTTCTCCCACTGAACATAAATATATTGCCACAGGATGGTTCTCTTTTCTTGATGCTATGGAATGGGGAAGAATGTATATGAATAAAAAATGATTGAAGGAATTATATTATGGAAACTTTTTTATGGGTCGAGAAATATCGACCAAGAAGTATTGACGAGTGTGTTTTACCAGAAGACTTAAAGAATACATTCTCTGAGTTTGTAAAAGACAAACACATACCTAATCTCATCTTATGTGGTACTGCTGGTGTCGGTAAGACTACAGTTGCAAAAGCAATGTTAGATGAGATAGGTGCAACATCTATGATGATAAATGGTTCTGAGGAGTCTGGTATTGATGTCCTAAGAACTAAGATTAAAAACTTTGCATCTACTGTATCTCTTGAGGGTGGTAGAAAGTATATCATACTTGACGAGGCAGACTATCTAAATCCACAATCAACTCAACCAGCCCTGCGTGGTTTCATGGAAGAGTTTCACAAGAACTGTGGATTTATTCTTACTTGTAATTTTAAGAATAGATTGATAGACCCACTTCACTCTCGTTGTAGTGTGGTAGACTTTGTAATACCTAATAGTCAGAAACCAACACTTGCAAAGAGTTTCTTTGGTAGAGTGCAAAGTATACTCAAAGATGAAAGTGTAGAGTTTGACCAAAGGGTTGTTGCAGAACTTATTAACAAACACTTTCCAGATTGGAGAAGAACACTTAATGAATTACAAAGGTACTCTGCATCTGGTAAAATAGATGCTGGTATATTAGTCAACTTATCAGAGGTGAATATAAATGAACTCATGCAATCACTCAAAAAGAACGAGTTTACAAATGTTAGGAAGTGGATTGTGGAAAATCTTGACAATGATCCTGTTCGTATTTTTCGCCGTTTATATGATAATCTTTATGATAATATCGACCATAGTACTATACCTCATGCTGTGGTTACTCTTGCAGATTATCAATATAAGTCTGCCTTTGTAGCAGACCAAGAGATAAATCTACTTGCGTGTTTATCAGAGATTATGGCTCAGTGTAAATTCAAATGACATATGAACTGAAAGATTATCTCAAAGCAATAAACAAAACAAAAGAAAAACTCATGGATAGTGATGATGCAATGTGGGAAAAGAAATACCCAGCGTTCATTGTAAACAAATGTGTTGCACCATTTCCAGATACGATACATCTGGTGAATGAAATGAATATCCACAACCACCTAGACTCTAAACTACAATTTGATTTTTTACTAAATAGTTTAAGACCAAGAGATAGATACACTCCTTGGCTG